GGGAGAGATAATAAAAATACTATACTCAGATGATTTTATTCTCACAACAAATCTCACGGAGGAACTTGACAAAGCATTTACATCAGATGTAAGATGGGCAGTGACAGGTTTTGCTCACACCATAGACAATGGTCAGACACATTACAACCCGAAGTTACCAGTTTACAACGACAGATTATTGGAGGGTGTCAACACTCTTAGTTCTCCTTCAATTCTTGCTGTTAGGAATGGTCTTGGAGAATACTTTGACGAGAAGTTGGTCATGCTAATGGACTGTGACATGTACTATAGATTGTATACTATGCTCGGACATCCAGTCGTTCTAAAGGACATACATATATCAAACCGAGAACATCAAAACCAAACACAAAGATCAAATGAACACCTCATACCAGAGGAAATTGATTACTTGAAGAAGAAACATTTAGTAGTATGACTATAGGATTCAACCACTTAGGTAGACATGGAAGATTGGGTAATCAGATGTTCCAGTATGCTGGACTCAGAGGTATCGCTGCTCACCGTGGATTTGATTTTATGATACCAGAGAGTGACTTCAATGATGAGTGGAATGACCACCAATTATTTGAGGCATTCAAACTCAAGGGTCTTACAAACATAGGAGTGTGTCCTGGTCCGTATGTACAGGAAGCACACTTCCATTTTGATCAGAACTTATATGATAATATGCCAGACGGACACAATGTCTATGCATATTTGCAGAGCACAAAATATTTCGATAACATAGAGGAAGATATAAGACAGGACTTTGAATTCAAAAATGAAATCAAAAAACCATGTGAAGATATGATTGATACTGTACAAGATCCCATCGCTCTTCATGTAAGACGTGGTGATTATATACAGAACTGTGACAACCACCCACCATGCCCAAAAGAGTATTATGATGCTGCCCTTTCAAAGTTTGATGCTAAACGTAATGTTATTATTTTTTCTGACGATCCTCAATGGTGTAGTAGCGAGTTCCCTGATGACAGGTTCCTTGTATCAGAAGGTGGTGACAATCTTGCAGACTTGTGCATGATGAGTCTTTGTTCTGATTTTATTATTGCTAACTCATCATTCTCATGGTGGGGGTCATGGTTGAGTAAGAACCCTGATAAAAGAATCATTGCTCCAAAGAAATGGTTCGGTACAGGTTATACTAAAGACCACGATACATCTGATCTATACTGTGACAACTGGGAGGTATTATGATTGAAGGGCAAGAAGTAAAAAGATTCAATCTCACTAAGTGTACGTTTATCATACCACTTAGAATTGAGACTGCTGATCGCATGAGAAATATCATAACCACATTGATATACCTCACTCGTAATTTTGCATGTAGAATTATTGTCAAGGAAGTAGATAAAGAGTCTGTATACCTACGTGATGTGCAACCACTACTAGAGCAAGCACTTGAACCAGAGATGATGAACTGCATCACTCATGTATTTGAAGAGAGTGATGACTTTACATTTCACAGAACAAAGATTCTCAATGACATGTTGTGGATGGTGAAGACTCCTGTGGTTGCTAACTATGATAGTGATATAATTTTACCTGTTGACTCCTATATCAACGCAACAAATATGATATTGAAGGGTTGGGTGCATCCAGATAGAGAAGGTGGAGAACCAGTCAAGGTTGTGTATCCTTATGGGTATGGTCAGTATCAATATCAATGTCATATTGGTGACGATCATGCTACTGCATTTGTGAATAGTGGATTCAATTTTGAATCATTCAATGGCAGACTTAGACACTGGGATGCTAAGTATGGATTTTGTCAGTTCTTTGATACCGAAACATATAAAAAATTAGGTGGAGAAAATGAAAACTTCATAGCATATGGTTATGAGGATGATGAAAGACATTTTAGATTCAATCTTCTATCAAGTGTTGCAAGACTGACTGAAAATGTATATCATCTTGAACATGGTAGAACAAAGAACTCTTGGTTCAACAATCCACATTGTGAGGACAATAAAAAATTGTGGGAACGATTGAAAGTGAAAGGAAAGAAAGGTCTTCTGAAATATTATCAGGAGGTTGACTATATTAAGAGAAGAAATGGATAAGAATAAAGCAGTATTCAAACTAGCAAACTTTCCTCCTGTCTTGTGGATAAACTTAGATAGATTTCCTGAGAGAAAGAAATACATGGAGGATCAGTTTGACTATTGGGAGATCAAAGATCATCATAGAATCTCTGGTATTGATGGTGCTGAGTATGAGTCATATCTCAAAGGAACAGTTCCACCAAGTATGAATGATGGTGAGATAGCATGTGTCATGTCACATCTATCAGCACTCAAATATTTTGTAGAAGAAACAGACCATGATGAGATTTTTATCATGGAAGATGATGTTGACCTATCTCTAGCAAGACATTGGAATTTTACATGGAAAGATATCAGACGTAGAGTGCCTGTAGCATTTGATTGCTTACAGTTGACTATCATAAATCCTAATGGTATAACTTTAAAGTTACATCATAGATTTATAAATGACTTTTCTGCTGCTTGCTACCTTATTACTCGTCATCATGCAACTAAACTCCTCAAACTACACAGCAGAGGATCGCAGTGGAAGATCGACCAAAACATCAGACCAAGAGCAGTCTCCGAAGACTTGATACTTGATAGTGGTAAGTCATATGCCACACCACTATTCAATTACAGATTAGATATGGGATCAGCGATACATGAAGAACACATAGAAATCTTTCATAAGAATAGTAATCATGCACTCACTGATTTTTGGAGAGAGCAAGGTGCTGATGTAAAAATACAAGAAGTCATGCAACTAGATGAATACTGTGGTAGAATACCACCACAGGTCTACATAAACCAAGGCAAACAGGAGTCCGAAAATGTCAATTGAAAGAGTGAAGTACGATCAATCCACTAGGAATGAAGTTGTGCTTCCACCTGAGGATAAACAACCTGAGTTCACTGGCATGGTTGACCATGGTGCAATAGGTGTCTTTGATAATTTTGTGAAGTGGGAATTTTGTGATGCGATAATCGACTCCTTTGAGTTTTGGTATGGTAAGAAACATGTAGAAGATGTCAAGGTCACAGAGGTGGCAGGTAAAGAACTTACACTATCTCCAAAGGGTGATGGTGGTAAGCAGTTTCCTCAAGGTGGTCTTGGTAGGAAAGATCAACAATTATATCTTGAAATTTGTGACCCTGCTCTCGCCATGGAAATCAATCAAGCAGTGGGTGGAGCATTTGAATTGTATGCAAAGAAGTGGAAAGGTATATTAGATTCGGCAGACCCTGTATCATCATGGACTTGTAAGATACAAAAGACAAACTCTGGTGGAGGGTATCACATATGGCATTCAGAGAATGGTAGTTTTTTATACAGAGATAGAGTCTTGACATGGATGATATATCTCAATGATGTGCCTATGGAGTGTGGTGGTGCTACTGATTTCTTTCATCAAGAAATATCTTTCCAACCAAAGAAAGGCACTGTAGTATTATGGCCTGCAGCATACACCCATGTGCATAGAGGTGCATTCCTTACAGGTAGTGTATCAAAGTACATAGCAACTGGATGGTTCTCTCGTGAACCAGGTGATGTAACAAATAGAATCTTAGGTGAGAAGATGGGTAAGTTACAACCTAAGGATCAGTTGAATGGATGATATTTTATACTGCCATAACAAATGGTTATGATAAGTTAGCACCACCTCCAAAATCAGATGTAAAATTTATATGTTTTTATGATGGTGATCAACCAGAGACAGAGGGTTGGGAGTATAGAAAGATAGAGATAGATGAGGAGTGTCCAGTAAGAAAATCATATCATCCTAAACATTGTCCACATCTATACTTTGAATCAGGTTCTACAACTGTGTGGATAGATGCATCGTATAGTATATCAAATGAACTTATAGATTACTCTAAAGATATTTTTGTAGATCATGATTTTGTTCTCCAAAGACATCCTGATAAGAGATCTTTAGTCGAAGAGTTTGAGAAGTTATATCAACATGGATTCTCTACAAGAGATGAGATACTTGACATGTGTAGGCGTATCAAGTCAATTAGATTCCCACTCAAATATTATGATCAGACCATCAATTGTGTGATATGGAGAAGACTGACACCAAAAATTATAGAGTGGTGCAAAGTGTGGAGACAGTGGTATGATGAAGGGGTAAACAGAGATCAAGTCTCTAGTTCTATCGCTGAGTTCTTGGTGACTAAGGCACATAGAGTTGATCTGAAAATCGACATGGGTAAGAGTAGTAGATTGAAATCCTACAACGAGTCATACAAATTGCATCAACCATCAACAGATATCGTACGTGACATGCGTAAGATATTCCCTATTACTAAAAGATCATTCAACATGAATCAACGTGTTGATCCAAAAGATATTATTGTGTACACATGTATCACAAATGGATATGATAATCTAGTATCAGATTACTACCATCCTGATGTCAGATATGTCTGTTTTCATGATGGCACAATTGATACATCTATTGAACCATGGGAGTATATAAAATTAGATTTGGATATTGATTGTCCAAGAAGACTATCATTCTATCCCAAAGCAAATCCACATCTCTTTTTTCCAGAGGGATCACATACAGTATGGGTTGATGCTTGCTATAAACACACACCAAATTTTATAGAGAAAAGTAGTAAGTGTTTTCCATTCACCATGCTCAGACACCCATCAAGATTTACATATTATGATGAGATACTGGAAGGATTTTTATGTGCGTTCTTTACCTTTGATGATGCTATAACTCTGACACAAGAACTAAAAGATTCTGGTTACAATTTCAAATCATATTGTAGTCCTCTTGGTACGATAGTGTGGAGAACCTTGACCCCTAATATAAAGGCATTCAATGAATCATGGTACAAGTGGTCACTCGTAGGATGCAATAGAGATCAGATAGCATATGATAAAGCACTCAAGGAATCAGGTCTACTACCATCTGTGATTGAGAATAGAGAAGAGTCAGGTGTGCTTCTCGGATATCAAAATAAAATAGGTAGAAGAGGTAGGCATCCACAGAGAGGTGACTTGAAACAGTATCAAAGAAAAGATGAGTTGTTGCAAGAGATGAAGAAAATTACAGGTCTTCATCCTAGACTATATACAAAGTATAATGACCATGATTTTTTGATGAGTGAGTACAGTGTATTATGATTTACTATACTATAAACACAAACAATTATATTGAAAATCTACAGGCACCATCATGGGTGAAAGTCATAACAGATGTAGAAGACTTAGGTGACCCTGTAAGAAGTAGTAGAAAGGATAAGATACTGTGTCCGTATGATGAACCAAGTGTTTACATAGATGCATCAAAGGTTCATCTTCTTGATGACAAGTTCAAGGAATTGAGTGAAGATATATTATCTCGTGAGAAATTTTTTATCATGGGTCATCCTCATAAACATTCATACCTTGAGGAGTGTGCTGAGTATGTTACAAAGGGTTGGGTAGATCCCGATGATGTGTTGAAGTTTACCACTGAGGTGTCAGAGACACAATTTGATTTTGAAAACTACTTCTCACCATTATGTACTATCATATGGAGAAATGGAAATACAAAAGAGTTTGATAAGTTATGGTGGAAATGGTACAACAGAGGTGGTGTTAGAGATCAACTAGCATGTTCTGTTGCATTGCAGTTGAGTGGTATAGAATATGAGACAGAACCATCAAGAGATGTAATCAATAAGTTCTCAGATGCCACACCAGATGGTGAGTGGTGGAACAATAGAACAGGTGATTACATCTACCACGAAGAGGATGTAGATATTGTAGAGTTTACGGATCTACTTACCGAACTCACTGGTCTATTCGATTGGAAAGAATATTTTAGAACAGGTACAGATCGTATAACAGGCGAACCTTTCTATGGTGATGCAGGTGTCTACTCGTACGC